CCGTGTCACCGATCCGATGGCGATATTCAGGGGCATTGCCGAGGGGCGGATCCCCGCGAACGTGGCGGTGATAAACGAGAGCAAGTTGAAGCAATTTATCAAACTCCAGGGGATCGCAAAACTTGACGGCTGCGACATTCAGGAAGTCGTGAAAACTCAATTCAGGAGGGCAATATAGTGCAGATCGGAGCTTGTTGGATCAAACAGACACAGGATGGGCAGTCGTATCTGTCCTGTCAAATTCAGGTACCATTACTAACAATCAATTTCGCTTTATTCAAGGCGAAGGAGAAAAAATCGGCGAATTCCCCGGACTACAACATTATCTGGAGTGTGCCACGGAAAAAAACTGAAGCAGTATCGTCCTACAGTCCGTTCGAGTCCTACAATCCGTTCGACGATAGTGCCGTGCCGACGGGGGGGCGATGATGTACCATTTTAGGCCAAATTACGCAGAACTCCACCGCATGAATGAACATATCATGGGGCGGGGATACCTTAAAGATCGGGATTATTACAAGCGTCGCGATCAGGAGCTGGCGGAAGCCGAACGGCTGAGGAAGCCAGCTGACTGCGGTATACAGCAGTCGGGAAGGGGAGGGGAATAATGGGCAGGTTGAATCCGGCAACCTGGCTAATCCACAAAGCACAGCCGGGGTTCAATTCCCCGGCTGCCCGAAAAGCCGGTGTAGCTCAACTGGTAGAGCGACTGATTTGTAATCAGTTTGTTGGGGGTTCAATTCCTCTCGCCGGCCAATGCCCGTGAGGGCTGTAAATTAAAATTTTCTGGTAAGGGTGGAGATCCTAAATGTCCGTTTTCGTCAAGCCACCGCGAATGACTATCAGGAAAGACTGACAAGGGCGGTGTCCATGCCTAAACTCACCATAGGCAACAAGCTGGGGGATTCTCTCACTTGCCCCCAGCCTCCGCCCGCTAAAAAAATTCACAAAGGAGGTAATCAGGTTCTGGAAAAGTACTATTCGGCGGGCGACATTTGCCCGCCCGCAATCATAAATATTTTTTTTCAGTGAAATGAAATTTGAAATTGAGGACTTTGAAAAACCTTAACGAAACTATACAAAATACAGATTATGTCGCATAAGGAATTGTGAGATGGCAGAGGCTAAATATCGATATTTACAAACATCGTTCTGGACTGATGTTGATATCATTGATGAGTTCACACCTGAAGACAGATATTTTTACACTTACTTGCTCACCAACCCGCACACGAGTCAATGTGGAATATACGAAATATCATATAAGCACATGGAAACGGAAACCGGATATAACAAGGATACGATAAATAACATGATCAACAGATTTGAGACGGTGCACAAAAAAATAAAATATAACCCGGACACTAAAGAAATTGCCATAAAAAATTGGCCTCGATACAACTATACAAACTCACCAACCGTCCAAAAATGTATAATAAATGAGCTTGAAAAAGTCAAGGATCGGTCATTAATTCAGTTTTTGGAATACCCTATCGATACCCTATCGATACCCTATTTTCCAGAGCGACCCCAAAAAGAAAAAGAAAAAGAAAAAGAAAAAGAAAATAATAAATATATTGTCGATCTCCTCGAATACTGGAACTCCCTCGAAATACGCATACACCAACCCGAAGTTGCAATTCGATACGTTGAAAAACGGCATAGGGAAAATATTGAATTTTGGGGCACCGAAAAAATTCGTGAAGCAATGAAAAACTACAGCGAGGTGCTCGAGAGAAGCGATTTTTTTCACTACCGGTGGTCATTTTGGGACTTCATAGGGCGCAAAAATGCGATACCGAATTTCGTTTCCGAGGCTGATCCGATTGGCAATTTCTGCGACAAAGACAGATCGAAGGTTTTGAAATATTTGAAAGAGAAGGGTATGGCAAAATGAATATAGATCAATTCATCGCAAATATGTGTGAGAAATATCCAAAGAACTTCACCCCCATTGACGCTGACGATCTGCGAGAATGGTGTGAGAGAATGGAGATGGGTGATTTACAACTTGAGGCGCTATACAATGCCATTAAAGAAAACCATAAATATAAAACTTTCCCGTCGTTACCGGACATAAAAACATGGTGGGGGGGCACGGCGAGAGAGGAGAGAGGCAAGTTGGGGAAGTCTCCCCTTGCCCGTGTCGTTGACGAGACGAAACACTGGAGCGTCGAAAAACTTCTCCGCGTCCTGAATTACATCTGGGGAAAGGACGGCTGTGATCGCAGCGCTGCTGAGCGAAACATACTGCACGAATGGGGGAAGGTGCTCTATCACTACTGGGCGTACCGCGATCTCGGATACCGCGAGGAGGACATTCTCAAAAAGTGCGAGAAGACGAAAAAGGCAATTGAGCATGGTGAGCGTGTTTCTGATCTCGTACCCGAAGAAAGACGAGATCAGCAGATCGAGGAGATCGGCGATACCCGCCAGGGCCGCGCGGTAAAATTCGAGGATATAGGGTTGCCGCTGTGAAAGAGCGTCCGATAATATTCAGCGCCGAAATGGTGCAGGCTATTCGTGCCGGCACAAAAACGCAAACGAGACGGGTGATCAAGCCCCAGCCGGATTATCTCCCTGAGCAAAAAAACATGGCTGAAAATTGCCCCTACGGCGAGGCAGGTGATCGTCTGTGGGTGCGGGAAACTTTCCGTATATACAACTCATTTGAGGAATGCACCTGTTATGATGATTGCTCTTGCCATAGATATCATGGAAAACCGATTTACCGAGCCGACATGCCGGATGCCGAGGTAAAATGGACACCATCAATTTTCATGCCACGAAAATATTCTCGCATTCTCCTCGAAATAGACAACATCCGCGTTGAGCTTTTGCAGGACATCTCGGAGCAGGATGCGATACGGGAAGGCGTGACTTGTCGCGATGCGTTTCGAGAGTTATGGACGGTCATAAACGGAAATTGGGAGTCAAACCCCTTTGTGTGGATATTGGAATTTCACGAGGTGAAGCCATGAGAACAAACAAGCAATTACAGAAAGAAGCTCTTGCTCATTACGACAGGATGATAGCATGGGCGGAGAAACAGCCGAAAAGGGGAAAGCCATCTCATGTAAAAATGGCATCATATATTGGGGAATGGGCTGGGCCCGCTAAATGTTCTTACTGTGTAGAATATGGCTATGATTGCTTGCAATGTCCGCTTGGTCCAACTGTTTGCTGTGGAAAATTATATGGAAAAATGATCGACGCCAAAACATGGGGCACCTGGGTGAAGCGAGCGAAACTTGTCCGTCAATACATTGAGGAGCACGGAGCATGACGAAACGATATGACTATTGTTGTCTCTCCTGTTGGCACACTTGGCGGTCTACAAAAAAATATGAGCGTTGTCCGAAGTGTAAGAGCAGAAAACTTGATATTCGGGAGGAATTAATATTATGAAACGCGGTGATATAGTCTCAGTCGAATTACTACCAACAGGGGAAATTCTCCGCAATGTCAAAGTTCTCCAGGTGGGTTCAGACAAGCGGGATTTTAAATTTGTATATAGCAAGCACATTATTTTCACCCGTCCGGCGTGGTCGGTGCGGGTGTTGGAGGAGGGAGCATGAAAGATATACCAGCATTTCCGCTCATGGGTGTAGCGCCGGAAGACAGTGCGCCCGTCGAGTTTCACGGCATGACTCTCCGTGACTATTTCGCAGCTATGGCGATGAATGCGTACTTGAGTAAATGTCCTGAAACTACATCGGACAAGAAAATAGCATGTTGGTCTTACGAAATGGCCGATGCCATGTTGAAAGTGAGGGAGAAATGACACTATCTGAAATTCTCATTTTCGCTCTGGTGCTTGTCTGGCTCTGGCTTTTCTATTCCTGCGCCGGATACCTCATGTGGCGCATACGCGGTGAGCGTTTCCACGCCGACATTGAGCGCAACAGGAGGGAGATAACCCGTGGACGCTATAATTGAATTCCTGTTTGTTGACGCACACTGTTTTTTCAGAAAATTCAATGGCGTCATGTGGCAGGTTGTGGAGGCGAACGTGCTCGCGGGCGCAAATGTTATCGTCGCCTACGCCACGTACCGGATCGTGCGACGCCTAAAGGAGATGTTGTGAAGCTCTTATATCCGAAAACAGAGTATCCCACCAGCGAGAGTGTTGCGAAGTCGCTCGCTCGGAGGACTCTGGTTGAAGCGAGAATAAAACACGAAAAGGAGGAGAAGGCAATGAGCGAGGAAGTCAAGGAGAGAAAACAACGCGCATGGACAACACGGAAGAGGCGAAAACGCTGTTCCGGTTGTGGGAAACTGTTTCCCCGTGCCGAGCTCGGCGAGCAGGACGGTCTCTGTCCGAATTGTCGGGCCGGCGGGATGAATGTCGATGAAATTCCCGATGACGATGAGCTGAGCGGACATACGGTGAAAATCCATTACATCGAGGATGATTTCGACGAGGACAGCATTATCAGTGAACCGGAAGAGGGCACCGAAGAGGATTTCTCCGAGGAGACTGGAGGCATTCTCGTTCCATTCCAAAACGGGAATGGGCACTATCGGGAATGTTTCGCCTGCGATAGTCGCCTGTTTTTCTATCTCGGCAACGGCATGATTGAATGCGCTCGATGTCATGCCAGATACGATGTTGTGAGGAGGGGGGAATGAGGAGCGAAACAGAGATACGGGGAAAAATCGTGGAGCTGGAAAAATTTTTGGATTCCGGCTCTCCGTGGTCGCCGTACATGGCGAGGGTAACTCATTTTGCTGAGGCGCTTCGGTGGGTGCTGGAGGAGCAAGAGGAGCTATGAAAATTACGCATGGTGGAAATAAATGAGCAGTGAATTACAGAAAATAGAATCGTTTCGCTATGCGCTTGCTATCGCTGAGACGTTCGACGAGATCGGGAAAATAGACAGCGCGACGGCTGCTATTGCAGAGTTTGCCAGACGGGAGAAAATTAGCTTCGAGCGTCAAAACGATATTGGCAAATTTCGCATAGAGATCGAGCAAAAGAAAGGGAGGTGGCTCAACGATAATTTTCCGCACGGGGGGGATAGGGGCAACCAGTATACCGGTGGCAAGTTGCAAGAGGAGAAACTTGCCAATATCGATCCGCACTCCTCCTCCCGTGCCCGGCTTATATCGGAGACACCGATAGAGAAAATAGTCGAGGTACAGGAAAAAATTGCCAATAGAGGGGATGTTATCACTCCGGCGAAAGTGGAGCGGGAGCTAAGAAAAGGCGCGACAGACAGGCGTGAATGGATACCACTGCCAACCGAAAAATATCATGTGATTTACGCCGATCCTCCGTGGCGATACGAGCATTCTGTTTCAATTTCAAGGGAAATAGAAAATCATTATCCGACTATGAGCATAGATGAAATTTGTGAGCTTAATATCGGATCAATAGCGCATGATGACAGTATTCTTTTTCTCTGGGCTACCAACCCGAAACTATCGGAGGCAATGAAAGTTATTGGTTCATGGGGTTTTGTTTACCGGACGAATTTCGCATGGGTTAAGGACAGGATCGGTATGGGGTATTATGTTAGGCAGCAACACGAGTTACTACTGATAGCCACAAAGGGAAACCCCGGAACCCCTGATCCCCCTAATCGCCCGAGTTCTGTTTTTTTATTACCACGCGAAGTGCACAGTAAAAAGCCGGATCATGTATATGGCATGATTGAAACAATGTATCCCGGAAGAAAATATATTGAGTTATTTGCGAGAAAAAAAAGGGAGGGATGGGCTTCGTATGGCAACGAAGTTGAATGATTTCAAAACCGATCTTGAGTTTTCGAACAGCGCAAGCGATGAACCATTTTGGAAAGAGGTTTACAGAAGGGCATTCCCTGATTTTGCAAATTGCATGAAATATGATCAGCATTGCGAAGGCCAGCTTAGGGGAATAGACAGGATTATATATCTGAAAAGCGGACGAGTGCTCTATATCGATGAAAAAAAGAGACGGAAAAATTACAATTACAATGATATTTTACTGGAATATGAGCACGTTTTTGATGATGGCCACACAGAAATCGGGTGGATCGAAAAACAGCTCGTTATAGATTATCTTGCGTACGCATTTATGAAAACTGAAACTGTTTTGCTGTATGACTGGCAAATGCTCCGAAAGGCGTGGCTCCAAAACAAGATGGAATGGCATAGGACCTGCGACACAATACCAGCTCACAACCGCGGATACGTGACCCATAGTCTTGCAATTCCGTTTCGAGTACTACACAAAGCCGTGAGTGCCGAGAGAATCATAAAATTATGAGCAGATATACAAGCAGCAGGTTCCAATGAAGATTGACCGCCACCACAAATTTCCGCAGACGAAGGCGAACCTGAAAAAATATGGGAGAGGGTTGATCGACGATCCGCGGAACGTCTGTCTTGTGAATCACGATCTCCATATGGCGGGGGACGTTCCGACATGGAACGAGCGGGAATTTTGCGGGGCGCTGGGATTGCTCCGTGAGGAATATTGCGAGAGGAGTGAAAACGGCTGTAAGTCCTGCACATGGTACTACGGCTTCGAGGCTGACGAGTGCAGGAATTTTGAGTTCAGTTTAGACAAATATGAGGAGGCGCAGAGATGATACCATTCAAGATTAAAGTAACAAAGGGGAACTGCAGGCTCGCCCTTCATGTTTTGGAGATGGATGAGCGATTGAGGAATAAGGGAGAGATATTTGATAACGGGGATATGGGGATTACTTCCATAAATCTCCCATGGTCGGATGAAGAGAGATTGTATTTGCGAGGATGTTGGCGGGAAGCTGATGAGGCTGATTTTATACTCCGCTTCTCTACCAATCATTCCCGTGACGCATACCTCTTTCGCCTCCAGAAACTCTGTGACGATTTCAAGGCGGCATGGAAGCGGGGGGAGATAAAACTGTTGGAGGCGCAGAGATGAAACTTAATGAATTATCTGAAATTTTTAACGAAATAATAAGAATAGCCAAAGAAGAGGATAGTGAAATATTTTTTCCAGAGATAGTAGACACCCCATCAGGAGAAAGACAGCGGTCTGATTCAGAATTATTTGATCATGAATATATTATACAAAAACAAGGTAATTGTTGTGATTCATATTATGGGTTCATTTTCTACCCTATCGGTGATAAATATTTAAAAGTTGGATTTTCAATTTAAATTGAGGGAGGCGCAGGAATGAATGTTTGTGAAATTGTTACAAAATATCTCATCGAGAACGGTTATAGCGGACTGTATTCAGAGGATTGTGGATGTAAAATTGGTGACTTGTTTCCATGTCAAGAATGTCCCGATAAATGCAAAGCTGGCTACCTTCAAGAAGATTGTGACGGGTGGTGGATAGGAACAGAAAAGCCAAAATTGAAATAACAAAAGTGCAAGAGGAGAAATAAAATTGAAGGAGGCGCAAGATGATTAGAAAAATAATTAACACAATCCTTATGCTCCGCACTGTCCGGCATTACAACCGGATGATGGCATGGGCGAAAACTCAACCGGAAGGGGAGGAGGTTAGCATCACTAAAATGTATGATGAAATTGGTGAGGATTGGACTGCCGAGAATTGTCCGTATTGCCAAAAGTACTACATAAATAAAGGTTCCTGTTCTCAATGTCCTTTGAATATTTCAAATTTTCCCTATCATTGCTGTAACCATCTCTGGAGTCAAATGAATAAATCTCAAACGTGGGGAGAATGGGTAGAACGAGCAAAAGCCGTAAAAAAATACGTGTGGAAACACGGGATATAAAAAGGAGGCGAGGGATGAAAAATTGCATACAGGGAGTCAATGTTCGCTGTCAAAAATGCGGGAAATTGGAGTTTCGCCGCATTCAGGATACGGACGCTATGTTTGTGAACGGATTTATGATTTTGCCGGATCGCTGGATATGTGACGAATGTTTGCCTGAGACTGCGTATGAGATAGCGCGGGAAATGCAGGCGGAGCGAGATCGGAAGCTGGGACATGACGAAATCAATTGAAACACATTTCAAGGTTCAGCGGGGCAACATCGTTTTCCTGAACGATCCAAATCCTCCCGAGCTGCAGAAGCTGATCGAGAAAAACGAGGGACGGCGGGGAGTCCGGGAGATCCGCATCGAGGAGGATTCCGTCGCGTACCATCAACACAAATTTTATCGTGGTTATCTGATCCCACCTATCGCCGAGGCCGCGTTCGACGGAGACGAATTTCAGGCGCACATCGAAATGAAAAAGCGTTTTCTGTTCCGGGAAATCCACGAATACGGCGAGATACCGAGAAAACATCAGAGCCGCTGCATTCCTGTATGGCGAATCACGCCGGACGGGGAGGAAGTGTTGATCGGCTATCTCCCCAGCACCGGCGATTTGACGAAAGACGAGATGCGGGACTACATTCAGCGCGTCGAAAAATTCAGCGACGAGATGGGAATGTATACGCTTGATCAAGCTGGCGTCGAGGCCCGAAACATGGCGTATGGGCACGACTCGGGACAGAAGGAGTTATTCTGAGGAGGATATTTCTTGAAAAAATATTAAAAAAAGGAGATAGTCAATGACAACTAAAGAAAAATCCAAAACCAACAAAACCGAGCAGGTGGTTATTGCTGCTCCGAATTTCGGGTATGCAGATTTTAGTATTGTCGGGATGGCTCCCTATGTGCAGCTAAAGTTTGCGGAAAAAACGAAGGATGAATTGAGGCGCAAGCATGAACTTGGGAGCCAGTCGCGGAAGGGGGCGAAAAAAGAGGCGCGTGATTTTGATGAAGATTATCGGCAGGCGTTTCACGTCTCAGACGAGGGCTGGCATGGGATTCCCGCTTCTGCATTTAGAAAGGCGATGATTTCAGCGTGTCGTACGGTCGGGTTTCAGATGACAAAGGCAAAACTATCTATTTTCGTCGAGCCGGACGGGTTTGACAGAAATGAAGGAACGCCTTTGATCAGAATTGAGGGTGAACCGGAAATGAAGATTGACAATGTGAAAAATCAAACCGGCGTTGTTGATTTGCGTGTACGGGCAATGTGGCGAGAATGGTCTGCGATGGTAAGGGTGAGATTTGATGCTGATTTTTTCAGCATAACAGATGTCTCCAATCTGCTCGCGCGTGCAGGGCTTCAGGTTGGCATAGGCGAAGGCAGGCCTGATTCAAAAAATAGTGCCGGTATGGACTGGGGGTTGTTTAAGATTGAGTAGAGGCTTCATTTGACGAGGCGCGGCTTGGCAAGGCATGGCGAGGCGTGGCCAGGCAAGGCGCGGCGCGGCCAGGCGGGGCAAAAACATCTCAATGAGACATAAAAAAAGAGTTGACGAAATTGGATTATAACTGTAAATTACTGTTAGATCGACAACTAAAGGAAGTTGCCGTCAAATATCTCGATCTCTACCATTCCGACTTTCTCAAGATCGAGATAAATATGAAGCGGGACCCGCAGGACGTCAAGATTATTTGCAGCGATTCTCGTACCGTGTAGCATAACAGTCTCAATCAACAGTCGGTGTCTGCGCAACAGGCCGATATTTCCCTTCCGGGGAGGTGTCGGCTTTTTTATTTGTTATGGCAAAGAAATCAGAAAAAAAGAAATTATCAGACAAGCAGCAGAGATTTATAATGGAATATCTTGTTGACTTGAATGCAACACAAGCGGCTATCCGTGCGGGTTATTCAAAACGCACGGCAAGGGCAATTGGGGCGGAAAACCTCTCAAAACCTATCATCAGGAAATCGATAAACGAAAAAATTGAGGAAATCCTCGAAAATAAGACAGATCTCACCCTGCGGACAATTAGGGAGTTAGAACGTCTCGGATTCTCGAATATATCCGATTTTCTTGAATATGATAATGACGGAGTGAAAATTTACCCATCCGACACAGTTGACACCAGGGCAGTATCTCAAATAAAAGTAACTGAACAAGTCCTCGGATCAAAAGATTCTGAAGAAAAAGAAACCCTAAACAGAACCATCGAATTCAAACTCCACAACAAAGAAAAAGCCCTTGAGTTGCTTTCTCGATACCTGGGGATTTACCGAGATTTGCATGAGCATATGGGGAAAAATGGCGGTCCTATCGAGTTGTCTGAATTCAAGGAGAAGTTAAAGGAAAAGTTAACGAGAAATGCAGATACAAAATCAAAATCCGACAGCGAGTGATTTTCGCTCATTGCCCCTGGGAGACAGGGCTGAACTCATTGATTCGATAAGCCCAGAGGAGGCAATGTCTCTTTATTACGATTGGCGTTTTTGGGCACGTCCAGAACAGCTTGAGCCAAAAGAGCTTGGGAGGAATGGGAAGTTTATTTGGTTTTCGCTTTCCGGCAGGGGAACCGGGAAAACTCGTCAATACGCGGAATGGGTTATTGATAAAGTACAAAATTATGGATATAGATATATCTCTCTTATAGGCGCCGCAGCGGATGAAGTACGGAATATTATGATTGAGGGGGAGAGTGGTATTTTGAACTGCTCTCCTCCCTGGTTTATTCCGATTTATGAGCCTTCGAAGAAAAGGCTATTGTGGCCAAATGGTGCTGTTGCTCAGATTTTCTATGGTAGTGAGCCCGATAAAGCGCGTGGGGCTCAGTCTGACCTTGTGTGGATGGATGAGCTTGCCAAGTGGAAATACCCGGAACAGGCCTTCGACAATATTTTGCTTGGATTGCGTTTGGGGGAGAATCCCTTATGCGGAGTATCCACAACCCCTCGGCCCACAAAATTCATAAAAGAGCTTGTAGAGCGTCCAGAGGTAATAGTGACGAGGGGCCATACAATGGACAATATCGACAATTTGGCAGAGCCATTCATTCATACCGTTATCAGAAAATACATGGGGACACGGCTCGGACGTCAGGAGCTTGATGCCGTAATCCTCGATGATAATCCAAACGCTCTATGGAAAAGAAAAGACCTGGATGACTATAGAGTCGAAAAGGCCCCGGATCTCTACAGGATTATTACTGCTGTTGATCCTGAAGCCACAGATTCCGAAGAAAGCAGCGAAACCGGTATCGTTATAGTTGGCGAAGGCAAGGCAATGCCCGGTATGAGAAATCAAGATCTGCCTCACTTTTATGTAATAGATGATATGTCACTGAAGGGATCTCCCAACGGATGGGGCAGGCAAGTGGTAACTGCATTTAATAAATACGAATGCGACAGGATCATCGCAGAGAAAAACAACGGTGGAGATATGGTGAAATCTACTATCCACAATGTTGATGCGAAGGTCCCTTTTTCTCCTGTTTGGGCAAGCAGGGGGAAGTATGTGAGAGCTGAGCCGATATCGGCATTATATGAGCAAGGAAGAGTACATCATGTTGGTTCGTTTCCCATACTGGAGGACCAGCTTTGCGAGTGGGTTCCCGGGGAGAAATCACCAGATAGACTGGACGCCCTGGTATGGGGTGTTACATGGTTATCCGAAAAAGAATCTATTGCTCAGGCCCCCTCTGTCCGGGCACATGGCAAGAATCCAAAATTCAGGAGCAAGGTAACGAATTTACCAACTTGATTATGGCACAATCCAGCTTATTGAAAGAGGTTACGCAATACGGCGATAGATACATGAGGTTGTCCGAGGTGCTTTTCTATTCCTCGGAGCGCAGTGTTGAGCAATACAAAAAGATGCGCATGTATCCCATGTGTTGGATGGGGCTGAATTTCATCAAGCTCGGCTTGCCGGATGTTCCCTTTTCCATTGAATGCGATGAGGATGTGAATATTAAGCTCCTCACCGAGAAGATGTTCAAAAAATTCTGGAAGCGGATGATCAGAGAGGCTCTTGAATCTCTGGACTTTGGCTTCAAGGCGTGCGAGATCCGATATCAGGCAAGCAGTTTTAAATATCAGAATGAAAACGAGGAAACAGACACATTCGATGGAATGGTACTGCGAAGGCCAAAGGGGCTGGACGGTGAAACAATCGAGATACTCATCGATGAGCCCGAAGGGAGCCTTAGGGGGTTCCGGCAGAATCATGAAATCGATGTGCTTGTAAAAGACAGAAAAGCACTTCTTTTTACGCATAATCTTGAATCCGGGAATTACTACGGCATATCCGCACAGGAGCCAATTTACCCATTCTGGTATGATGCGAATATCAATCGCCAATTTCACATGCGATGGCTTGAGCGGAAAGGGACTGGCATATTCAAGGGCATTTATCCTGTCGGGAATTCACCTGTCGATGGGACTGATACAGACAATCAGGACGTCATGCTTGACCTCCTTGATGGTATTATGGAGGGGACGGCTGTTTCCTTACCATCAGGCCGGGATGAGAGCGGCAATCTACAATGGGATATCTCGATACTCGACAGCGAGGATAAGACAGACCCTTTTATAGAGCGTGCAAAATATCTCGATGAAACGATTTTAAGAGGGCTTGTGATACCGGAGAAAGCACTCACCCAGGGGGAGGTCGGGGCCCGTGCGAGCATTGAGGCATTTCAGGATCTCTTTATAAATCGCAAGCAGGATATCCTTGATCAGATTGTCGATACGATTGACCGATACCTACTTCCGCATTTCGTTGAATTGAATTTCGGCCAGGATATAGAAGTCCATGTAAGAGCCGGAAAGCTCGATGATGACAGCAAATTCACAGCGAGTGAAATAGTTAAGAAGCTCATAGAGAAGGGCTCCGAGAAGGTCGAGCAACAATGGCTTATTGATAAAACAGGCATACCACTTGAAGAGAGGAAAGAGGAAATTGATCCTGATGAGATTGTTGAATTTCCTGAAGATGAGATACCGCTCCCCGGGGAAGAAATACCGTCCAACATTGAAGAAGAGGTGAGCGGATTTTCCGATTCCAGATGGCGGGCGTTAACGAAGAGGGAGCAGGCATTCAAGATGTCTCAGCTCGGTTCATTTCTTGACGATGAGAGTGCAAAATTCCAAAAGGACATGACCGATGAGCTTCTCAAGCAGGCAGACAGAATCAAAGGGTTCGTTGATAGGAATTTCGGTAATGATAAGCCTGCAAATATAGCGAACAAAATAGAAATAAAGAAATCACCCATCAAACGCATTTTAAGGAATTATCTTCAGAGCGTTTATGATTATTCATACAGCAATTTTAAGTCCAGCGTGGAGGGTGTGAAATTTACCGTCACCACCGATAATACAAAGGATTTCATCGGCTTTCGCTCCGATCTCACATCCAACGGCATATCCACAGACATTGAATCATCCGTCAAATACCAGACGATGAATGATCTCTCGAAGGGGATCGGCAAACTCGAGGTATTGGAAAACATCATCAATACCGTTAAGAATTACATTTCGGCGAGACTCCCCAATGTCGCAGAGACAGAGATCGGATTCACGCTCGATAAATCCAATAACGATTATTATATCGAAAATCAGAAAAAAGTCAAGCAGGGGCTGCTGCCATCCAACAAGGCAATAGTGCGATTTCAGTATTCTGCAATTCTCGACAATAAGGTTTGCCCGTTGTGCGCTGAATTGGACGGGACCATTGTAGAGGGAGAATCGCCAATCAAGGGACAATATGCTACCCCGATTCATTACATGTGTCGCTGTGCATGGCTCCCGATAACAGAGGGAGAAGTTGAGGACCCGAGATATGCCGAAACTGATTTGTCGCTAAATAAGAAGGGCAAGCCTATGACGTTAAACGACATGAATGCCAAAGTGGGAAACAAAATTGAACTCAAGACTTTTTGTTTTCACTAAGGAGACATAATATGCCATTACCAAAACCACGCAGCGATGAAGGCAAAGACGAATTTATCTCCCGATGCATGGGTGATGAGATTGTGAATACAGAATACCCCGAGCAGAATCAGAGGGCTGCTGTCTGCAATAGCCAGTGGAAAGAGAAATTCTTAGATATCCGGGATGTTCTCACCGACGAGTACGACGAGGTTCATGATATTGAAATATTCAACATTCATCCGAATGCGCATAAAATAAAATTCAAAGAGAGCGATCTCGACGAGATGGTAGACTCGTTTTACCGTAACGAGCAATCAAAAAGACCGAATGTCAAGTTGAGCCATTCAGACAAGCAGCTACTCATGAGAGAGCTCTTTAATGTTGAGGGAGTCCCCTTCGACGAGGAGCTCCCGAATATAGGCTATCTCTATAATTTGCGAAAACGTGGTGCAAGCCTCATTGCTGACATCAAGGATATTCCAAAGAAATTAAAGGACAAAGTATATAACGGGAAATTATTCAAAACCATATCCCCGGAGATTGTATTCAACCATAGAGGAACCGGGAAGAAGTTTTTACAAGCCATCGTTTTAACCAATAATCCTTCATTGAAACACATCGCGGATGTGCACATGAGCGAGGCTCTTGGCTATGGAGGAAATTTTGTAATCGAGGAGGGTAAAACTATGGAAGGCAAAGACGCAAAAGAACAGGAAGGCGTTCAACTTTCTGAGGACTCTGCCAAGAGCTTGATCGAAAAAATGACTGAAGCTGTAAGCGGTGCTATATCGGGCGTTTTCAAGAAACCCGAAAAGCCTCCCGTTGACGGCGAGAAAGTCGTTACCATGGCTGAGATTGAAGGGATTAAGGATTCAATCAGGGCTGAATTCAAGAGCGAATACGAAGGCCAGATCAACGAGCTCAAGGCGAAGCTCATTGATAAGGAGAACGAGCAGAAGAATTTCAGTGAGCAGTTGAAGAAAATTGAAGAAAACAGCCGGAAGGAAGCAGCCGAGGCAATATGCAAATCGGCCATTCTTGACGGCGTGCCTCCTGTGGTAGTCAACCATTTCAAACCTGTACTGTTGTCTGATGTTGGGGAAAGAATGATTAAATTCTCCGACACGGTGGACGGTGAAATTGTTGAGGCCGAGAAGTCTCTCAACGATTTTGTTGTCGGGTTTTTCGATGTATACCCGAGCAAGGTCGATCTCTCGGATCAAACCGTAACATCCCTGACCGCACCTTCGGATGACAAGTACAAGAAGGTCAACGCGCGAGCTAAGGAGCTGCAGGATGGCGGCATGGATCGCCACAAGGCCCTTATTCAAGCGGGACAGGAATTAATGTAGGAGGTAATAGTCTATGGCATGGGATGCTGGACAAGGCGAAGAACGGCATGTAATGACCATCAACGCAAGGGCTGGTGCCACTGTAGCTCCGTATCGGATCTGCAAAAAGGGCACCGATCCCGATGAAGTGATAGTCACTACAGCGGGAACCGATATGCCTATAGGTGTATCGGGGAACGCAAGCGAAAATAACGCAGCCACTTATGCTGAACACGATCCGATTGCCCTGAAGGTTTATGGCATCGTGTATGTTGAGATGAGTGGAGTAGGGCTCCGAAGTGATCGAGTTATGCCCACCGCTTCGGGGAAGGGTTTGCGTCACGTCAATACCGATGGTGTATATGTCCTCGGTTTTGCGATGGAGGCGTGGACAGATGGGCAAATAATTCCGGTGATGATCGACAGATTCTTTGTCGGTGATTATACGTTATCATAGGAGGTGAGTCATGGGTATTAGTGGAGTGACCAAATATGACCAGTATCTCACTGACCTGGCGCTGTCTTATCCTACCGGAAATCTTATCGGGGAGATTGTCTGCCCGATTAAGCCAGTGACAGAATACAGTGATTATGTGTTTCAAGATGCGGATGATGCAATCGCATTGAGAAACGATGAAGCCGAGGCGGTCCCTGCGAATATGGTTGATTTCGGGGCTGGCGATGCATATTCATACAGGACAAGACGAAAGGCTTTTTCCGATGTTGTTCGAGACAAGGAGGCAAACAGTGCCGCCAAGGTCGTCAGATGGAAACAGCGGGTGACAAACAAACTTGTCCATCGGCTGAAGCTGAAGCATGAATATCGTGTCGCTACGATCCTCACGGATCCGACGAAAATAACCCAAACAACCGATGTTGATGCTGTCGCAAACGCAAGGCTTGATGAAACAACTCCGACTCTGGAGACGGATATCATCACGGCGGTAACCACAATTCAGTCAAACTGTGGTGCGGTTGCGAACACCATAATCATACCCTTTAAAGCTGCTGTGTATGCCGCCAAGGTGTCTTTTATCAAGGATACCTTGAAGTATGATTATGGTATGGAATATGTTCAGGCGAGCTTTCAGAATCAGGTGATGGCTGCTGTCGGACTTCCTCCGTTTATCAAGGGGTTAAGGGTTGTTGTCTCTGCCGGTCGTAAGGATAATTCAAACAAGGGTGAAACTACGAATCCCGCGGCAGTGTGGGGCAAAGACATCCTTATCGGCTATGTTCCTCCGAATGTTGAGGTTGATGATATGTTCGGAATTCTCACTATGGAATATGAGTCGCTGAAGGTATGGACGGAGCGACAAAGCGATCCGCGTGGCACGAAAATCGTGGCCGAATGGGATTACGACATTATGGAAGCGAACCTCGCATCGTGGTATTTGCTTCAGAACGTGGTCGGGTAAATTTTTTGCTGGCCGCTCGGTTTTCTCTCTCCCGGGCGGCTGGTAAATTCTTTTTGAGGTGAATGAATGTATTGCTCAATTGCACAGGTAAGGGGATCAAGCAACAAGCTGGAGAATGAGACAGATGTGACTGATCTCATTATTACCGGCAGAATAACAGAGGCCGAATCGCAGATAAAAGCTGATCTGTCTGAAATTATCTCCGAAGCTGATCTCGATGCTCTTGGCAGCGATTCAAAAGTTGTAAATCTGATGGCGATATATAAGGCCGTTGAGAAAACACTCATATACTATTATGGCATATATCGAAAAGCCAATGAGATAGGAGACACAGATTATTTTGCGAAGCAATACGACAGGCTCCTGAAGAAAGTCATTGAGGGTGAAATATCCGTTACAGACGATACGGGTACAGACTATGGAGCGGCGGACTACCCGAAAGCAACATCTTCGAATTACAATCTCAAGCTCTACCCGAGGAAGGGCATTCCGGGATTCACGCCGGAGGGTGCCGACGGGAGCTATGAGGATGATGAAAATCTATAAGGGGGCAATATGAGCAAAGAAGCTGAAGAAAAAGCGCAAAGGCTAATACGGCAAATCGGAAACATGTCGGATTTTATTACCGATAGTTCGGTACCGATAGAGGCACGAGAAAAAGTGGCATTTGAGCTGCAGAAGCTATTCAACAACAAAATTCTCGGATCAGTGAGCGCTGAGAAAAACAGACTCGCCCTGAATAGAGTATATCAATGAGATTCAGCGTTGATATAGAAAATAAAGAGCAAGTTGTCAACTGGCTTGAGCGGTTGAAAAAAGGCACAGACGATGCACGGCCTTTCTGGAACGCAATGACGCCGAAGATTAATGAGTTCGTTGATAAGCAATTTGATCCTGCATCTGATTCCGGGAAGGGGTGGAAAAGCCTGAAACCAAAATATAAGACGTGGAAAATCAAAAAGGGCTATTCCCCTGCCATAGGCGTAATGACTGGCAGGCTCCGGGAAGGTGCAGGAGTTCAATCGTCGAAGAAATACAAAAAGAAAGAGCTCATATGGGCAGTCAATCAAAACCATGTGCAGGATCACGGCGTGAGATATGCGGGCTATTTTAATGCCGAACGTTCTATATATAAGCGAATAGCATTGAGGCTCAACAGCTTTCTCGGAATCGATATCAAGAAATTCGAGGGAGGCTCGCATAATAGTTTCACGTATATCTGGTTGAGAAATGAATTGAGGAAGCTGCAATGATAAAGGAAGTGATAACAGCATTGAAAAATCAACTGACTGTGTACCCCGCCCTGGCTGCTTACGCAAGTGATTCAGGTTATATCGCAGAAGATCCCTACGAGTTAGTCCAGTCTAACAAAATGCCATTTTTCAATATTAATCCACAGGGGCAAGTTGTTGAGAAACTCGATGATATGTCATTCACGGACATCGAAAGGCATACAATGCAATTCGTGATTCAATTTGCGACAAGGGCGATGGCGAAGAATGTGGCGGTAATGGGAGATGATACCAGAACAGGAATTCTTGATTTTATGGATGATATATGGAGCGGAATTATCTCTGACAGGACTATCGGTGGGACCGTGGATGGCATCACGCCAGGATATGCTATTGCTATTGATGTTATCGAGCTTGAGGATCAGCAGAGGATATTCGTGGCGGGTGCCGAGATGATTGTCGAATTCTTTAGGGATGTTGCGCTATGATGGGGACGGTTCAATATCAGGGAAGAGAAAAGGAAGTCTTAATTTTCCATAACGGGAAATGTACGACTGTTGGCCCTGATGGATTCGCGACAATTCCGTTGCAGGAATGCAAAAGACTTATTGAAAGGGCTGAAGATTTCGTACCGACAAGGGAAACCGCAGAAATGCTACAAAGATTCGACTGGAAGGGCACACCGACTGCCAACGGGATGCTGAAAGGCGAAAGGCTTTTTATTATCGGGTGCGGTGGGAGTCTCAAGGGATTTGATTTCTCCCGGCTTGATAACGAATGGACGTTGGTGATAAACCATTCACTCAGATATTATCCAAATGCGAAGATGCTTTTATTCCTCGACGTAACCTTCGTCAAGGAATGCAAGCAGGAAATTGATGATTTCAAGGGGATTGTTTTCGCATCATTCAGGGCTGATTATAATGACAGGGAATTTAAAGGTAAGCACATTGTTTGCTTTCCTATAAATAGAAAGGCCCCCCAGGAGGATATAAACCTCGGATTGTTTAATGGCGAATTGGCGGGATTAACCGCTGTAAATCTCGGGATAGTAATGGGGGCCTCTGAAATATACTTGCTCGGGTTTGATATGGACTCGGAGGCTGAAGATTATTATTTCTTCGAGGATCAATTCAAGCCGAAGAGCAAAAAGCATAGAAGCGGGAAAGATGTAAAAGTCCTTCCGCAATTTGAAAAGTTTAAACCATATAACGACAGGATATTTAACTGCAATCCTGTCTCGAAGATAAAGACGTTTGAATATAGAGATATCGAGGATGTTTTGAATGGATGAAAGAATTTATTACGTGATTCCTGCCCGGGCGGGATCAAAAGGACTCCCCGGGAAAAACAGAAAACTCATGAAGCATACATTCAAGAGGATTCCATATCAGGGATCGAACGTGGTGGTGACTTCAGACGATGAGGAAATCTTGAAAGAAGCCAAGCAGCGGGGATATCAATATATCAAAAGGAATCCCGAGCTGTGCAGCGATACGGCCTCGATGAAAGATGTGCTTCTCGATACCGTCAAGCGAATAGAAATGAATGATGACGATATCATCGTGATGCTCTATCTCACGTATCCCAACAGGACATGGGGAGATGTGATTGATGCGCTTGAATTCTTTTTAAAGGAAAATGCCGACAGCCTGCTGTGCAAGGCAGATGCCAGGACGCATCCGTATCTGTGTATGTTTCCAGTGAATGAGCATAACGGAATTCAGATCATTGGACACGGTTTATACAGACGACAGGATTACCCGGAGGTATTCAGGATCAGCCATTATATTTTTATCGGTAGAGTTAAGGAGATTCAAAACCTGAATCAGAATCTCTACAATGAGGGCACGGTATTTTTCCCGGTTGAAGATGGCGTGGACATTGACACCGAGGAAGATTTCATAAAATTTCAGAAGGGGGCGTAAATGGCAACACAAAAATCTACCACTACCAGAAGGCCGATGAGCAGGCGCGATGGATCGGGTCGCGGGAAGATGGGTGGTCGCAATAGAAATACCGGTGGATGCTCCTCGGGCGGTCCCGGTGGTGGAAAGGGTGGCGGTCGAGGAAAAGGGGCGAACAGGAAGGGATGATGGCGCATACTATATGGCTGACAGGCTTGCCGTGTTCAGGCAAATCAACAATTGCCAAAATCATTTATGAGCAATATGGCGATTATGTTATTCTTGATGGTGACGAGCTGCGAAGTGGGCTGTGTTCCGATCTCGGATTTTCTGCCGAGGATAGGGCCGAGAACATCAGGCGGGTCATCGAGTTGTGTAAAATCCTGAATAAAAACGATGTGAATGTCGTCACGGCCTTTATCTCTCCCCTTCGGGAGTTGCGGAGACGGGCGAGAGGGGAGATCGGGAATTGTGATGTTATATGTTTATTGGCGAGCCTTGAGGAATGCAAGAAACGAGATGTTAAGGGGATGTATGCGAAGGCAGCGAGAGGAGAAATTGAAAGATTCACGGGTGTTAGTGATCCATATGAAAGTGGGGAAGATGACGAATACGAACTTGACGCAGAGTGCCCAATTGAGGTTACGCGACTCGAGCTTTTCGATATTGTGGACAAAATACGGGAGGATTATAGCTAAAACTATCAGCTATAGGCTAATCATGACGATATTGACGGCATCGATAGTATTTTTCTTCTCAAGGGATTATTATGTGTCAATCGGATCTGCAATATGCGAATTGGTGATGAAGTCATTTATATATTTTTTCCATGAAATTCTATGGAGGAGCGAGTGAGGATTCATTTCATGGATGTTGAGCATATAGGGTTTATCGGACGATTTGTCGTATTCCATAAAGGGCACACGTCAATCATAATGGAAAAGTACAAAGAGACGGGCTTGCCGGTGTTGATACTGATCAGGGATACATATTATGATGAAGTCAAGCCAGTGGACAGAGCGGCTGTAATTACGGCGTGGATGGATAAAAACGAGATAGAGGGTATCGTGATGGTAATACCGGACATCAAAGGCATATATTATGGCCGTGGTGTTGGGTATGAAATCGAAGAGATCGAGGCACAAGAGGAAACAAAAACGATATCCGGGACAAGAATCCGGGACATGATTAGAAACGGTGATTCTACATGGACAGAGTATGTTGACAAATCGATTGTTGAGGACGTGAAAAGGGCAATATGGAAATAGCAATGTTCACAGTCTTATCGAAAGACTTCCTTGTCGGATACAAGGTGTTTATGAAGTCATTTCTCTATCATAATCCGTGGTTCGATTTGGATTTCATAATTCTCGATATAGATTTACCGCAGGAAGTGAAGGGCATTTGCAAAGAGATTTACCCGAAAGTAATTTTCAGGAAGCCAGATTATAAAGCCTATGAAGATGTTAATTTTTCAGCAACCCATCAAAAGCTACAAAGTACATATTATTTTCTGGATGCTTTTTGCCAGTATGATTACGACAAGGTTGTTTCTATTGATGTTGATATGGTTATTCTGGATTCCCTTGAGCCTGTTTTTAAGGACACGGGAGACGGTATCGCAGCCTGTCCGGGGTACTCGAAAAGAAAAGATAGGATAGTAAAACTGATGAATGCCGGTCTTTTCGTGGTGGGGAAAAAATATCTCAATGAAAAGACATACATGGACTTGATTGAAATTATCAAACAGGGCTTTTCGATGCCCGAGCAGAAAACGATGAATATCTATTTCGACGGGAAATTCGAGTGGCTCCCGAAAAGATATAACATTGAAAAGCGCATGATGAAAACACGAAGGTACAGAAAGATTCTGTCTGGTATGGCTGGCCTGCATTTTGTGGGACTCAAGCCGTGGCAGGATCACTCGAGGTGCCCTGATAACGAAAAGGGGTATGAGAAATTTGAGGATATATGGTGGACATGGTATCACAAGAAGGTATGAAAGCATGTCTTTTCGCAATAATGACTGAAGATTATTTCAAGGGATTTTATGTTACCATGAAATCATTTTTGTATCATAATCCATGGTTTGATCTGGATTTCGTCATAATTGATATTAATTTGAATGAGGAAACGAAGAAAAAAATTTTAGAGATTTACCCGAAGGTTCTTTTCAGGAAGCCAAATTACGGCTTATACGAGGGTGGAAATTATGAAAAGCTATACAAGAAGAATAAGGTAAATCAGTTTTATCTTGAGTGCTTTAATTTATGTGATTACGGCAAGGTTGTTTCAATTGATCTCGATCTCCTCATTCTTGGCGATATGAGATCATTATTTTTTAATACCGGGGATGATCTGTATTGCCCGAAAGGGTTTTCGATAAGGAAAAAACGGGTATTGAACACATGCCAGGCCGGGGTTTTTGTTGTTGGTAAAAACTATATAAATAAAGAAATTTACCTCAAACTTATTGAGTTTAGCAAGCAGGGCTTTAGATACGGCGAACAAACAGTTATCAATAAATATTTTCAAGGTCAGATTAAATGGTTACCGAAGCGATATAATGTTGAAAAAAGTATGCTAAAAATAAAAACAAAACGTCAATTGTTTAACGATTGCGTGGTGCTTCATTTTGTCGGTCTTCATCCGTGGCAAGATCACTCAAATTGTAAAGATAAAGATAAAGGATATGAGGACCTGGAAAATCTCTGGTGGGAGTGGTATCATAAATGAATATCTCTCACGCGCATAAGTTCATCTTCATTCATCCTGCCAAATGCGGGGGATCTGGCATTAGGAAAGCATTCAAGGCATCCATACAGGGGACTGGCGATTATAGCGTGCCATGGAGGCACAGCAGCCCGAAGGATTCAAGAGCATATATCGGGGATACTATATGGAAATCATTCTACAAATTCACGGTTGTGAGAAATCCGTTTGTGAAACTTTTAAGCTGGTATCAACACCCTATTCGATTCAACACAAAAAAGATTGTTAAAATGAAGAAGAGCTCTGAGGCAGTGCGGAAAGAGGAAGAGGCGAGATATGGCACCATTGACGAGCTGAAAAGAGAAATTGCCTATCTGAAAGACATAAGAAATTTTCCGAAGATGATTGATTATTGGCTGACTGATGAATATCGGGAAAAGATGTCTCAAACAAGAATGAAATTCTACATATTTGAAAACATGGTGGATTGGCTCGATGACGGTGACGGGATAAATTTCGATAGGATTATTCGAATCGAGAATCTTGAAGAGGACTGGCAGCTTATATGTAGAGAAATCGGAATCAGGTATTTGAAAGTTGTCAACAAAAACATCGGATATATCGGGCAGAGCGAATTGATTTATAAGGATTTTTATACTCCTGAGCTGGTGAAGAAAGTTTCAAAACTCTATGAGAAGGATCTGGAATATTTCGGATACAGGTTTGAGTGATGTTTGTGTCGGATAAATATAAATTCATCTTCTTACACATGCCGAAAACAGGCGGGACGAGTGTGAGGAATGCGCTTCAAAAAATAGACATCCAGGCCAAAAAGAGAGAATGCTTTCTGCATAGCAATGCGATGTATTCAAAGGCATTTCTCGAAAAGACTGGCCGCAAATGGGAGGACTATTTCAAGTTTTCCATTGTGCGGGATCCATATCCGAGAATGGTGTCATTCTATGAGCATATGGTAAGAATTCGCAAGAGGCATGAATTTGTATTGAATGGGTACAGGACTAAAAGGGAAAAGCTCCTCAGAGGCGAGTATCAGGACATAAGACAGACAGTGAAATTTAAGGATCTCGAATACGCGATAATGTGGGACGGTCGGGAGGTAACGAAATATAATTATGATTCGTTCGAGGATTTTATCAAGAATCCCTACTACTGGATGCATAGACTCAATACACGGAAGATCGATTTCACGGTGAATTATGTTGACTGGCTTTCTATTGACGGGGAAATCGCTGTTGATTTCGTTATGAAACTTGAGAATATCAAGGATGATTGGGGAATAGTTTTAGATGCAATGAAATTACCTAAAAAAAGCCGTGTTGAAATTGGTCACGACAAAAAGGGGAGTAATATCCCTGACTGGAAGCTATATTATAACGATGAATTGACAGAAATTGTCGCAAATAGATTCAGAAAGGACTTTGAATATTTTGGATACAATTGAAAAAATATCTGTGCGTCGTGCTAAATTTGCGAAGTCTGGATTGGTAGATTTCTGCAATTACATTCCCGAGGAATGCAGGGGCGCAATTGCAGAGATCGGCTCATATGTCGGAGACAGCACAGAGATATTTGCTCAGTACTTTGAGAAAGTATATTCAATTGATCCATTCCTCAACGGCTATGACGACAATGATGATTCCTCTCATAAATACGATATGAGAATTGTCGAGGCTCAATTTGACGAGCTGTGCAAACAATATCCGAATATCCGCAAGATAAAAATGAAGAGCGAAAATGCCGTGATGCTATTTCATGATAACACTGTCCCTGTTGTTTATATTGATGCCCTTCATACATACGATGGCGTGAATGATGACATATGGCGATGGTATCCGAAAATCAGGAAGGGCGGATATCTCGCGGGACACGATTACCAGGGGCGCTTCCCCGGGGTGATTGAGGCTGTGCATAAATTCAGAAAGCCGGATGCAATATTTAGAGATACGAGTTGGGTGATTAAGATTGGATAGACAATGGTACAACGAGGTAAACGGCCTCTCTATAGAGGAGCAATTCAACAGGCTTTATCAGAGAAAGATGCGCCTGCGTTCAGAAGATGAGTCTTTGTGGAAAAGTGGGAATCCATTCAGGAATACCGAAGCATTGAGGAGAGAGATTCCGAAGATATTTAAGGAATTGGGAATTAGGTCGTTTGTGGATGTCGGGTGTGGTGATTTCCTATGGCTGTCAACTATCGATTGGACTGGAATTTCTTATCTCGGAATAGATATTGTGCAGGATTTAATCGAAAGGAATATACGAAAATATCCGGGGTTCAATTTCATAAAGATGAATGCAATCGAGAAGATCCCATCGAAAGCAGATATGATTTTTATCAGGAGCATTTTCATTCACCTGGGCTTTCCCGATTCATTGAAGATTATTGAAAATGTGAAGAAGAGCGGATCGACATATATGATGGCTTCCACGCGTGAAAACAAGAAAGTAAATTATGAGCCGGTGTGTCTCATGCTGCAGCACCAGAATTTATTGAGACCTCCGTTTAACTTCCCGAAACCGCTCATGCTCATCAAAGAGATGGATATAAAAACGAATAATCATATGGGAGTATGGAAAGTCAATGAATTATAAAGGCATATACGACAAGCTCTATTCTGTCGGGTATCATGACAAGGGGAAAAATCTCGGTCAACAATATGTACCATTTCTCTGTCAGCGATTCAAGTTTAAATCTGTGCTGGACGTTGGGTGTGCGAATGGGTTGTCTGTTAAATCCTTCCAGAACTATCGTAAATTTTCGTACGGAATTGATATCTCGGAAATTGCCATCAGGTATGCAACGGAGCAATATCATGTTCGGAATTGCATAGAGGGGAATGTTTTAAACATCCCATTTCGGGACAGATTTGTCGATGCTGTTTTTACTTGTGATGTCCTTGAGCACCTTGCTCCCCATGACATACGAAAGGCGATAAAGGAAATTATTCGGGTATCAAGGAAATACCTTTTCATCAAAGTGAGCGACACCATTGAGCACAACAGGGAATTTCTCGATAAAGCCTCGCAAAAATGGGAAGAGGTCTTCATGAATATTCCGAATCTGCACATGACCGTTTTGTCATTCAGGGAGTGGAAGGAAATTTTTCAGGGAGAATTCAAATTGAAACTTTTACATACCGAAGAGGGGCTCTGGATTTATGAATCACCAAATAAGGAATAAAGTCTACACCGCTGATAATCGGGAGGTATTGTATCAGACTGTCTTGAGGTGTCCTGATGGCATAGTGAGATTATATTGCAATCACTGGACGAAGGAGAATCGGACTATCTTCAGGGAAAGCAAAGACGGCATTTCATTCGACAGTGAGCTCCATGTGGTTATCAAGGATAGTGGTGTGTCTCATAATTTTTATCCGTTTTATGATAAGAATGGAAATTTGTATGCCATAGGGGGCCTCGATAGCTGGAAACATGAGGCGAAGTGGCGGCAGGTTGACGATTACGAAGTGTTTAAAAAGATGTTTCTTGAGCGTTTTAAAACCCCCTACATCCGTGATGTGGAAAGATTCGAGATGTTTAAAAAGCGTATCCGGGCAAAGAAGCCACTTGAGCATACGTCGGGGCTCTATCTCTTGAAATCGGAAACAGGCGTTGAATGGACAATGGCAGAGAAGGACCCGATTATCACTGCATGGCATCCGGGATTTCACTCAGCGCTTGATTGGGGCAAGTCAACCGAATTCGACGGGCATCTGAGTTGTGTATACAACCCAAGACTTGATAAATATGTGCTCTATCTCAGGAACAATATCAGGTGGGGGATTCGATATATTCAATATTCAATGTCTGACAATCTGCGTGACTGGTCACCGTTTCAAAGCGTAAATATAGAGGGATATGACATCGACACAGAGAATTATTACTCGCCGGTCATATGGAAGCATCCGCACAGGGAGATCTATGTCGGCATGATTCCGTTTTTCTTCGAGAAAGGCGGGAAAGGCTGCATCAAGCTGATTAAATCAGAGGATGGGATAAACTTCGAGATCGCCGAGGACATCTTCCAGAGAAAGGTGAGTCTGCTTAATCTCAAGCCGAAAAGCTATTACAACGCAATCAATGGGATTCTCACAGTTGGCGACATGATATATTTTTACATTCATCATAATTATCTCGGAGTAATACCGCATGAACCGGTAGAGATTTACAGGTATGAGATATCAATCAGGGATCTGGATAAGGCTTTAAAATGCTGACTGAAAAACTATTCATATTCGAGATGGCAAACAATCATCAGGGAAGCATCGAGCTTGCCAGAGGGATTATCGATGGTGTTGCCGGAATAGTTGAGAGATATGGTATTCTCGGCGCAATAAAATTTCAATATCGCGATCTTGATACATTCATCCATCCGAATTTCAGAGGGAGCGATATCAGGCACGTTAAAAGATTCGAGGAGACACGGCTTGAGCGGGAGGATTTCAAAGAGCTTGCCGAGTATGCCAGGGGGAATTTGCTGGTGATTGCCACGCCATTTGACGAAATATCCGTTGAGCTGTGTATGGAAACGGATGTCGATTATATCAAGATTGCGAGCTGTTGTATGACTGATTGGGGGCTACTTGAGGAGGTGTCGCAGACTGGGAAAAATTTAATCATCTCCACCGGTGGGCACGGCATTGAGGACATCGATAATGTGGTGAGCTTCTTCGAGCATAAGGATGTCGATATTGCTCTTCTGCATTGTGTGGCACTTTACCCTGCCGATCACAACATGAATATGGATTTCATTGATAAATTGAAATCTCGTTATCCCGGTATCGATATCGGGTACAGCGGTCATGAAAGACCGGACAATCTTTTACCTGGAATTATAGCAACATCGAAAGAGGCGATGATATTCGAAAGGCATGTGGGGATTGAGAATTTGAATGATTACTCAATGAGCATCGAGCAAGCTGATCGGTGGGTGGGGACGATACTCAATACCGCTATGAGCTGTCACATCTATGAGCGAAACGAAAAGGAAATTGAAAACATCAAGGGGCTTCAGCGTGGCGTATATGCGAACAGGGAAATAAAAGAGGGTGAGCAGATAAAGGATAATGTATATTACGCGATGCCCCGGCAATTGCAACAGCTTTCCAGTGGCCAGATGAATCAATATAGAATCGAAGTGATTGCATCCCGTGACTATGGGAAAGATGAGCCAATCTTCGAAGAGCCGAAAACGAACGATAGAATTGCGTTACTCAGGCGATATATGCACGAAGCTAAAGGCATGTTGAATGAAGCCGGAATCAGTATCGGGGACATTTATGAGTTTGAATTTTCACATCATTATGGAATAGAGAATTTCCCGCATTATGGGGCAATTCTCATCAACATGATTAATCGGGAATATTGTAAAAAGCTGATGATCCAATTCCCCGGGCAATTTCACCCGGAGCACATGCATAAAAACAAAGAGGAGACGTTTCATGTTCTACATGGAACACTTGACCTGAGGATTCAGGGCAAACTTTTTCATCTCAAGAAAGGAGACATAATCTTGATCGAGAGGCATCGGGGCCATTCATTTTCTACGAATACCGGTGTGATATTTGAGGAGATATCCACGACCAGTATCAAGGGGGACAGCTATTATACTGACACATCAATTTATGAATCCGATCCGATTGAGAGAAAAACGATAATGGAAAGGCCATGAAAGAAGATATTATACGGAGAGAGCGCACGAAATATAATCATATTCACCAGCGCGAGAAATATGGCGCAAAAACGGGGCGGGTAAAGCAGTTTGCTCTTGCGAAAGACGGGCTGCATAAATCCGTCAAAGCCGCGCTCAAGGATTCGGAAAGCCTGATTGACATCGGCTGCGGTAAAGGCGGATTCATGGATTTTTTCAGGAATCGATATCCACATCTTGAGATCGTCGGACTTGATATTGCAGAAGAGGTGAAAAAGCACAGGCCGGATCTGAATATTGTCATTAGTGACGCCGGGCATATTCCATTTGAAGATGAGCGATTTGATTTTGTGTGTCATCAGGACGGCCTTGAGCACATACCGGAGGAGCTTCTCGAAGACACCATGAAAGAGGAATTCCGGGTGTGTAAGAAGTATATGTATTTCACCGTCGCAACACATGAAGTCAAGCATAATGATGATATTTACCGGGAGATGGGACTCGGAGCAATTCACATCAATATGAAAACGGTCAAAGAGTGGAAGCAGGTATTCATAAAATATTTTGCAGATAACTCTTTCAGCCGATGGATATTTGATGCTGATAAAAACTGGGTGTATGTGTATTTAGAAAAATGAATTTTGCAGAATACATAAAAGGAAAGCGAATCTGTTTCGTTGGTGCCTGCCCGAATATCCAGGGCATGGGAAAGGGCAAAGAAATTGATAAATATGATGTCGTTGTAAAGACGAACGGCTCGGTGCTCTTGAATTCGCCTGAATATTTCCGGGATTACGGAAGGCGGATTGATGTGCTCTATGCGAATGTGCAATTTGCCAGGGAGATGCGACCGTTACCTGTGGGGGACTTCAGGAGGCGCGGGATCAAATGGGTGTGTTTCAAGACCATAAGTGATGCTGATTTGCAATTGTATAGCAAAGAAATGAAGGTCCGCACCATCAGAAAAGTGATTAAAGTCGTGCAGCAGCAGGTCCCGGGGGCGTTGATGGGGTGTTTTATTTTTGCTGATCTCCTCAGTTTCAAGCCAAAGGAATTATATATCACTGGCGTGGACTTCTTTTTGAGCAAAAAGAAAGTTTTCGAACATGATAATTATCAAGAATATCTCAATGGGTATCTACCACCGAATATCAGGATGCAAGGGAATGAGATAAACGCAGGCAAAAAGGACGATGGCCACAACATGCTTGAGAATACGAAGTATATTTATGGGCTGTTTCAGAAGTATAAAAATGTGAAAACAGATCCGTTTATATTCGATCTGATGCACGGAATAATCGACGGCAGGATGGTACAGACATGATCGCCCCGCGTGAATTCTGGGAAACATGCCGAAGCAATTACGCACACCTCAAGCCATCGTGGGAATTTGATGACAAAATGGATCGCACAACAAGGCTGAAAGAAGCATTTCTGGATCACATGGATCTCAAGGGAAAGATCGTTATTGATTACGGTTGCGGCGGAGGGTTTTTGGGCAAGTTTTTATTCAGGGAATACGGAATTGCAAAATACATTGCCATAGATATCGCAAAGAGAAGTTTACGGAAGGCGTGGGAGGTAAACAGGAAATCAGATTGTGAATATATTCTGGTGCCCGTTGAATTCAGTACCCTCGGTGCTGATGTATTCATAAGCATCGCGTGTATGCAGCATTTTCCGTCTGAAGAGTACCTGAATGAATTTCTTGAAAACTTGAATAACAGCAATGTCAAGGCAATTGCTCTTCAGATTAAGTACGGTGACGAAACTGAATTTTTCGGGACATATGACAGAAAGGGATACGGGGTGAATTGCAGGACGAATGCAAAATATATAAGCTCATTTTTGACAAACTATAATTTCAGAGATATCGGGCGACATAATTATTTGGTGTGGGAATCGAAATGGTAAAGATAGTTTTTGAAATAGGCATAAACCACAATGGGAAAATGGAGCTTGCGAAGAAGCTGATTGATATATCGGCATTTGCCGGTGCTGATTATGTGAAATTCCAGAAGCGCGATCCGGATACCTGTGTGTCCGAAGAGCAAAAGAAAAAAATGCGTGTCATGGAAGATGGCCGGGAAGTCACCTATCTTGAGTATCGAAAGGAAATTGAATTCGGCAAAGATGAGTATACTGAAATCGCATTTTATTGCGTTGACAGAGGCATAAAATTTTTTGCCTCCGTATGGGACATAATATCTGCTGAATTCATGAAAGAATTTTCAGACATTGCAAAAATACCCTCGGCGAAATTGACAGATATTGAATTATTAAAATTTTGCAGGAGTGAATTTGATTTCAGAATCTTGAGCACTGGCATGAGTATGGAAAAAGAGATTGAGAGAGCTATTGAGATTCTTAATCCGCAGGTAGTGATGCACACTAATTCGAGTTATCCTGCACGGCCTGAAAACCTGAGACTACAACATATACGATGGCTCAGGGAGAAATACAACGCCGAAATCGGATATTCCGGGCACGAATGGGGTCTCGGGACCACGTATCCTGTCATTGCTCTCGGTGCGACATGGATTGAGAGACACATTACATTGGATCATAATATGTGGGGGAGTGACCACGCTGCATCGATTGATCCTATCGGTGCAATTAAACTTGTCCGGTCCGTGAGGGATATCGAGAAAGCTCTGGAATTGGGATATTCTCCCCGGGAGATATACCCAGAAGAGGAAGAGAAGAGGGCAGCATTGAGATGACATACGTTTTCGACATAGATGATACCATTTTTTTCAGTTCGATAGACGGACATGGAGAATATCAAATTGACTCTGTGAATGAAGAATTGATCGAGAGAATCAATGCCCTATTCAATAGCGGGAATACTATTATTATTTTTACCGGAAGGCACTGGAGACATTTGGAGCTTACGAAAAAGCAGCTCATGAATTGCAATGTTAAATATGATGCATTGATCCTCGGGAAGCCTATTGCTGATGTTTACATTGATGACAGGGCAATGGCACCGAGAGATTTTTTAAAGGGGGTAAAAACAGATGGCTAATAATCTGAACATCGATGTTGCCAATTTCGGGAACAATAAAGATTATATGTTTCTATATGATCCTGCGTTGTTTGTTGATTTCCATGATGGGAATGGATTGCTCGGGCTCGGGTATATGGAAGCCGAGAAAACCATCAGGATGATTGCCGAATATGCCGTTTTCAAGACGGGTATCCCGCATTCTGAAATACGGCGAGATATTCTCGATCAAGAAATCAGCATCGAGGGAATATTAAAGCAGGTTCAGCCGGAAACAATTGCGTTGGTTTCCCAGAGGCGATTCGATGATACTGATGGGACATGGCGGCGCGTCATCTCCGGTTCGGAAGTTCCTTCGCCGGTATTTCCGTCATGTGTGCTTGTCGGGCAGACGGTTGATGGAAACGAGTTAAGATTCTACGTCAGACGGCTGCAGATCACATCAGAGGATCTTGAGATTATTCTCGGTGGCGATGATTACTCAGGAATTCCGTTTAAAGGGACAGCGCAAAAAGACGAAACGCCATTAACGACGAATCCGACATGGCCGTATAATGCCGCGTATGCGAATCAAGACAATATCGCATTCTGGGCATGGCCGAAGACCGGAACGTCGAGTGGCGATCTTACGTTCTAAGGTTATGGGATGTTTGAAAAAGGATCGTATAATCTCAAGGAGCTGTTGCACGAGAACTTCACCGACTTTGACGTCGTTCGTGAAAAACCGATGGTGTTCAAGGTCGGTGAGGTTCATATCGTGATTGCTCCAGTCAAGGTGAAGGATTCCCCGTTATTCCTGAAGCAGATGAGTAAGATAATACTTCAATATTACGAGATATTTGCGAATCTTGAGTTTTTGTCGTCTCACAATTACCGTGATGAAAATGTGGTCAAGGACTTAATAAGCAAAGTCACCATTTTCACAGCAGACAGGAAGTATAAGCAATTTATCAAGGATGCCATCAAGTTCATTTACCGGTGGGGATACACGGTCAAAGGCAAGAAGGACAAGATTGTCAGGATCAAGAATCGGGCGCGACGAATCCTGAACAATTTTCATGCAGATGAAATCATTCACATGCTGTTCGTGTTGTTTGTATACAACTATGATATCGAAAAAAAAAATTGTATCGAGTTCCTGAAGATGTTCAGTTTACAAGAACAGAACGAGAAATCCTCTCAGCGTGCGGGTGGTTTGAAGACGCAGAAAGAGCGGGTGGTTATGCCCAAGTTCTCGGAGAAACCGTACAGCAGAGAAGCCTTAGATATCTTCGCAAAACAGAGCAGAACGTTATAAGGGAAAAGATGATTAAAAGGGACGCCAAAAGGAAAAGGCGATAATGGCCAGGGGAAACGAAATATTATTAAAATTGCGTGCCGAGAATAGGGATCTCAAAGCGAAAATTTCTGAGTCTCAGGGCAAAATAAACGGCATGGAGAAGAGCACGAAAAAGTCCTTCGGAGGGATGCTGAAATCTTCTCTCGGTTTTCTCGCGGCCATCGGCAGCATCGTGTATGCTTTCAAGAAGATGATAACCTCTGCGTCGAATCTCGAAGAGCAGCAGGCGAAATTCAATACTGTTTTCGGCACATCGGAAGAGGTTCTCAAGGCCGCAAACGAGGCGGTTCAGGAACTTACGGATTCGTATGCGATGTCTCGTCGTGAGGCAATGGAGTACCTGTCAACCATTCAGGATCTCCTCGTACCCCTGGGGATGAATGCGGTTGAGGCTGAAAAAATGTCCGAGGGCATTGTCAAGCTCTCCGCGGATCTCGCATCATTTAACAATGTCCCTGTTGAAGAGGCGATGGATAAAATCCTGTCCGGCCTTGTCGGTATGGGTAGGCCGATGCTCGAATGGGGCGTTCAGATCAACGAGACAACGCTGAAACAGGAAGCTCTTACGATGGGGCTCTGGAATGGTGTCGGCGCTCTCGATGGTGCGACAAAAGCGCAAGCGGCTTACAGCATTATGATGAGGCAATCTGAGGCTGCCCAGGGGGACATGATCCGAACCGGGGATTCGTACGCGAATACATTTAAGAAGCTGAAAGCAGCGGTCGAGGATATGGCCGCGGATCTCGGAAAAGACCTATTGCCGTCACTCAGAAATCTTTTCAATGAATTTATTATCACCGCAAAGGGAGGCGGCACTTTCAAAACTGCTCTCCAGGGACTCATTAAGGGTATTGCGGCAGTCGTAAGCGGTATCACTCTATTAGCTCAAACACTCGAATATATACGAACCAAATACGGAGATCATAATACCGAGGTTATTAAATCCGGGCAGGCTTACAATAGAGCGAGAATGCGCGCACAGGAATATGTGGTGATGCTGCAGCGATATACCGGATCACAGAGAAATTTTGTCAACGTCCTGAAGGAGCGGGCAAAATATGATAGAGAAGCTGCGACTTACTTGCAGAACTATAAAAAGATTCAGTCGGATCTCGCGCAAACGGGCGAAAAGAGGTTAAGTGTTGAGGGAAAACTTAATGGCATTGTCCAGCGCATGAATAAAACGCTCAAAGACTTCAATGATATCGGGAAAAAGACAACTGAAGACGAAATTAAAAATGCTCAACAATTCGCCGATCTCCAGAGGAAAAAACAGGAGGAAATGGAGAAAACCAACGAGAAGAGAAAGGAAATAAATGCGGCATATTACGAATATATCGGAGAGCAGGAGGAGGCCGAGCTCGCTGCAGAGATAGAAAAACATGAGCGACTATTGGAAACGTACAATCTCAATAATGAGCAGATTGAAATGATTAATCAGGCTCATACTGACAGGATGAAGGAGATTGAAAACAAATACAACGTATGGCGGATGAAGACAGTTGAACTGTATCGGGATACCTATACGAACGCCATGTCGAGCATGGATACGGCCACAAAGCAGTTCGTTTTTGATTCTATATGGGGAAAGCAGGGGCTTAATGTCTGGTGGAAAAACGTCAAGCAAATATTGAAGGAATTTGTCGCCGATGTTGTGTGGGCTACGATCAAAGTGCTTGCGCTCAAGGCGGCGTTGTCGGCTCTTGGCGGGGGTGGGGCACCGTTCCTGCTTGAGCGCGGGTATGTGCCTCCGTTTTTTGAAAAGGGGCGTGTTCCTGTCCTTCAATCCGGTGATATACCTTCTGATCACTTTCCCGCATACATCGGGACCCGGGAGGCTGTTATTAATGCGGAGAGCACGCGGGCGAACGAGGACTTGCTCCGCGCAATGAATCAATTCCCCGGTGTATCTTTTACCGGTGGCGGAAATGAATCAACTGTAGTGCATACCAGCATCATGCTTGACGGCAGAGAGGTTGCGAATGTTGTCGATGAGCATCGAAACGAAAAGGCGCGGAGAATGGGCGCCTCGAATTATGGACGCAATACGGTATACGGATAGATATTAAATGTATGTATATAAAATAACAAATAAAATAAATGGAAAATTTTATATTGGAATTAGATCGGAATCTATTAGGAAATCTAATTCTTATTTTGGTGGTGGAAAGTTAATCAAGAATGCTATTAAAAAATATGGAAAGGAAAATTTTACTAAAGAAGTGTTACAAGAAGTTGACGACATTGAAGAACTGAAAAACGCAGAAGAGCGGTGGATATCTTTCTTTGGCTTTCCAACTAATGAATTGATGTATAATGTCACCGGAGGGCGTGAAGGGGCGAAGGGTTATAAACATACAAAAAAGACAAAAGACAAAATGAGTAAAAATAGTTCTAAATATTGGAAAAATAAAAAATTTTCTGAAAAAACAAAAAACAAAATATCAAATGCAATGAGAGGAAATAAAAATCATTTTTACGGAAAACACCATACAGAAGAAAGTAAGGAAAAAATATCAATAAATAAAACTGGAAAATATACCAAAGAAAAATGTTACCAATATCGTTCCGATATCAAAATTGGAAATATTTTAGAATTAAAAGCATTTGGATTTAATTGTAAAAGAATTGCACAAATAATGAATTGCCACCCAACAACTGTTTATAACAGGATAAAGGAATCATGTTAACATATCATAACGACAATACGATTAAAATAAATCATTCTCCCCAAATTAATAAATTTGCTTTTCAGGTGAATGATGTCGGGGCTCATAGCTATATATCCATCGAGGAAAACGACGAGATAACATTCGACGATGACAATACTATTTTCGTGTCTGATACTATCGGGGACGATGGAGACGCCGGAACCGAAGCGGCACCGAAAAAGACGATTGCCGCAGCTATTACAGCCACAACGGTAACGAAAATATATGTGGTGGTGCTTGATTCCGCTCTGTATGACGAGGATCTCTCAGGATGCACCTATACTTATTTCTCTGGTATCTATGCAGATACCGGCGAGACTCCGCAGTTATCGCTACGGACTCTTGACTATGTGCCTGCCGACGCAAACACGATATTTGTTGCCAAAACTGGGGCGGATGCGAACGCCGGCACTCAGGCCGCGCCGAAGTTGACGCTGACAGGCGCAACCGGGGCAATCGCAACGTGCGACGCGGCCCACCAGAATGTCGTGATAATGGATAGCGGGGAGTACACCGAGGACTCGTTCGAATTTACCGGCAATTTTCAGGGGCTTCATGCGGCGCTTGGGCAAAAGCCGACATTGAAATTCACGCCAACTCATGCGGCGAGTGATTACGGGGATATTCAGGAAGCGGTAGCGGCTACTATATTCGAAGATGGTGATGCAAATTATAATTCTGTTGCCAAACTTCAGAATGGCAATTTCGTTTGTTGTTATCGGGATGTCGCCACTACCGATGGCAAATTTGTAATATATACCGAGGCGGGGGTACAGGTTGTCGCGCCGACAGAATTTGAAGCAGGTAGTTCTACATATTGTTCTGTCGCTGTTCTTAATAACGGCAATTGGGTCTGCTGTTAC